GTTTTTCTGACATAAAATCAATAAAATAATTTAAAGATATTGGTATATCACCCAAAGGACAGATAATACCTTCATTTTGAGGTAGCCCGACATTGGCTGGACCGAGGACTACTCTCATTTGTTTATAGGCATTAAATGCCCTTGTCGCATTAACACCTTGTTCTAAAGCCTCCTCTTCACCCATTACTAATTCTTTTAGTCTTTCAGGGGAAGTCAAAGAAGAAGCGACATTGTTAATATAATCTTCAATGTCTTTGTTGACCGCGCCGTCACCACCCTCGGCATTACGATGCAATCCATCATTCAGTAATTTCATTACAGTAGAAACTATGTCATTTAGATACATAAATGAAACTTTTGTATTATTTTCTGAATGTGCCACCAAGCTTGCAAGAATTTTTCTTTTTCTGCCTGCAACGCCTGAAGCACCTTCGTCTTCCGTTGCCGTCGCATTATCTTTTCTTTCTTCTAAAACTGCTTTCATGACATCTGTTGCGTCTTTTTCTAATTCACTCATAGATTGTTTTTTCAAATCAACATCAAAATCAAACGGATTGCTAAAGAAATTCTTTATCATTGTATCAGTAAGATTTAAAAAGTAAATTTTTTGACTTAAAAACATTTCTCGAACGATTGTATTTAAAGATCTTTCGTTTACTCGTTCAATAAAATTTAAATCTTGCTGTTTAAATTTTTCGTATCCTTCTTTTTCACCGCAGTTCTCTTCTTTAAAATATGCAAGGACTTCATTTCTGGCTTTTTTAATATGTTGTACTTCTGTAAAAATATCAAAGTTGGGCTGGCTGAAATAATCTTCTATATATGCAAGGTAATTTATTGAAAACTGAACACCACCGGCTTCATCAAAATCAAATTCATGGATTGTTGGAGTAAGATAGATTGACATTGCTGAATCGTATACGGCATCCTTTAAGACATTAGAATATTTTTTTTGTTCATTTCTAAATGTTCTCAAAACATCCTTTGAGGCTGCGAATTCAATCATAACTCTAATTCTAAAATTTAATTTATCAAGGTTTTCTTGATCTATTTGTGAAAGTTTTTTCTTTTTGTTTTTTGTAATATTGCCACCTGTTTTTAAGGCTAAATCAACATATTTATATTTTGTTTTTTTGCCACTCTTTGTAGTTCCTGTTCTTTCTCTCAATAAATCAGAAAAGCTTGGAGCATATATATCTAATTTTGCTGATATTGCTTTCTTCGCTGAGAAAGGATCAGTACCGTCGTAAGAAAAAGTGAAACCTTTTACTCCAACGCCGAGCCCCCTCCCGCCTCTACCTTTTCTTGATATATACCCAAGAACTTCATTACCCGCGTGGGCTTCAAATTTTATTTCTATTTCTTCCTCTTTTTTTGTTTCTTTATTATATTCTGATTTAAATAATCTAATTCTCGGCGTTAAAGATGATATCTGCTCCTCTCGCAAATCAAATAGTGCTGCCTGATTTGGACTAACAGTTAATTTATTTATAAAAGGAAAAGGATCGCCTTGAATATTAATTGGTTTATTAGAATCTATGTAGGACTTTAGCTTACCAGATTTTTCTAGTCTGTCTTTTAACTCTGGTGTTTGGTAATTTTTTAATGCGTAGGGTATTCCAGCCAATTCATCTTGAGTTATCCTAGCTTGAACAAATTTTGGCAAATTTGTTAACATAAAACACTGCTCACGAAATACGGCTTCTGTTGCAAATGCCTCAACTGCGGCGGCAGTTACCTGAGCTTCTAATATAGCCCTGATATTCTTTCTGTCTCGTGCGAGACCGGAAATATTAGATAAATCCTGAGACATCGCGGAGGCTTGGAGATCATTTATTATTTCTCGGTCTTTTTCTCCTTGCTCTTTTAAAACTTGTGGGTATGCCATTAACAGAAGAGCGTCAATATAATAGTCTTTTATATCATCCCTGTTGGGACATTCCTCTGTAATATTTCTGAGAGAATCATTATAGGATTGATGATTTGCTATAAGGCTTTCAACGTTTACTATAAAATCTTCTTTAATCCATTTTTCTAATAGCGCACCGCCTTTTTTATCGTCGATTGGTACTGAAGCATTTCCGCCTGCGCCCAACTCTCCGATAGTGGTTCTAAAGGTCTCTAATTTTTGTATTATTTCAAATAAAGATTGATTTGCATCCGTCTTATTACTTTCAAATTGCCCGCTATAGGCTTCAGCCAATGCCCGAATCTCATTTAATTGTTCCATGGAATCCGCGCCCCTCGTTCGGGTGCCGGTAGCGACCGCTTTAGCTGCTTCGTAGTCTTCGTGGTTAGATAAGCCAGTGAGATTCCACGCATTTATTAGTTGGGCATCTGTTATAACAGATCTTGCAAGGCTGTCTGTTGTTGCGGTCGTGACAAACGCCTTAACTTTCGCCCAGGGTTCTAAAGGTCTCTTAAGAGTAAACCAAGGTCCTTGTATTTGTGCCGGTCTTTCAATAAATGGTTCAAGCCCCGGATGTTCGGAAAAGTTCATCGGCTTAACAATTGCGTCCCATTCATCATTGCTAACATCACGGTGTATTGTTTCTAGTTCTTCATAAAAAGCATCGCGGGCTGCCGCTCTTTCATCTTTATTCTGATTACTAGAGATGCACCAAGGAAATTTAGACATACTATACCCCCAGGGCGTCTAATGCTGCGCCAATATCAAGAGGTATGTCTAGGAAATCGCCGGTCTGTATTGTCACTTCTGTTGGTTGACCATTCCACCAAGCGATTACCCACCAGAACCGGACATCTCCATAATACTGATCTGCTAATTTGTAGAACCTGTCACCGTATGCCCACACATGACCTACTGTGTTTATACTTGCTCTCTGAGACACGGTAGGGTGCTTCAGCCGAGCCGTAGGATAATGAGTGATCCTCTTTAGACCTCTGCGTTCATAGAGTTCTTTGTAGTGTTCTGAATCGTTTTCGATTACGCTTTGTTTTCTGTTTCTTGTGTTTGCCATTTGTGTTATCCTAGATTAGTTGTTCTAGAGCGTCTGCTTCAGCTAGTGTTTCTAGAGCAGCGTCTCGTGTGGCGGCAAGGTCTTCTACGTCGCTCGCACTCAGCCCGGCGCGGCGGTCGGCTCTAATAGATCGTCCACTAAGGCGGTCCTCTCTTCCACTACCTTCTTCAGCCGCCATGAATTTATCACGAACTCTTAAAGCTTTAGCTTTTTTTCGATCTAAGGTTTGTTGCTCACTGGCTGATCTGCGCTTTTCTTCGATAGTTCTCTTTATGGCTCTTAGTTGGGTTAAAGAATTGCCGGCTGGAACGTCATTAGGGTTGCCTACCTGTTGCCCATTAGAGTTACTTTCTCCCATTCTAACACCATACGGGAAAGTAGAGATATCTGAGCCATTCCCAAAGCCAAGAGTTTGTTCGTGCAACGGAGTGAATGAAATGTTTACGTCAATAAGTTTTGGTAGAACAGTATTCGAGCCTTTTTGAAATACCCCGTCAGGTCCTTCAAGGTTGTGGTTTACTGTGCAGGATGTGATAACCCCCAATAAACCAGAACCAGAATCTTTTATTGAAATGTATTCTTCATATATATCTTTTACATTTGTATCAGTTGCAAACGACATAACTTCATCAATTTTAGCCATTTTTGCTCTCTCCTGTAATAAGTTCATTACCTTCAAGCGAACCAAAGGCGCTTCAGAGAGGCTTAATGAATTTCCTACATCACTATAAGTTGGGTAAAGCATAGCTAGGAGTTTTTGTACTCTGCCAAGGTTTTCATATGCTTCACTTTCTGAAGCTGCCGGAAGTTTCCACGCAAGAGTAATATTTCTGGTAGTGTTCTTGTACTGCATAATTGGATCAGTTCTACCAAACACTTCTGTCGCATTAAAGTTTGGAGTAAATGTTTCATTAAATGCTGTTATAAAAGCCTTGAAAAATACATTTCCATTTTCTGGGTCTCTTATGTTCTGAAAAGAAAGAACAGTATCCCTTCTGTTGGCGTATGCATCAGAACCATCAGCATAATCTGGCAACTGAAAAGTTGGAACTTTTTGTGGAAGACCATCTGCCCCAATTTTATCTTCAAATATTAATTGACCGTCGCTCTTGTATCTACTTCTATCAAATGCCATTTTATATTACCGCCTTTCTTGCTGCTCTGCCAATTGACTTCTCGACTTGAACATCGAAGAGATCGGCAAACTTCTTGTTGTCGAACTTAATGTTAATTCCCGTGTCTGAACCGCCTTGACCGCTGTTATTGATTGTTGTGTTGTTTGTAGAGTTCTTAACTGCGTTTGTCATAGCATTTGTGGTTGCTGTGCTTGAGCCAAGCATTGCGTTGTTGATTTGGTTTTTCTTTATTTCATTTGTCATGGATGTGTTGGTCATCTGCATAACTTGCGGCATTGCTTTTCGTGTCATCTCGGTTTGACGATAGGTCTTATTCCCTGTGGCTACAACTTCATTACCAAATGAGTGCATTGTTTTTGTAGACTTGTTGATATTGACAGACATACCGTCAAAGTCGTCTGACATTTCTTTCATTCCTTGAAAGAAGCTTGGAGGGTTGAACGCTGTTTCAAACAAGATAGAACCTAGAGCAGCAATACCAGAAATTAGGGCAGCTACTGCTGCGACAGGACCCATGAATGTTGCCCCGAAGAACAACACAGCAGCGCCGGCGATGCCAAGCGCTATACCGATACCCTGCAAAATCCTCAATACTGTTTCTCCGTGTTTCTCAGTGAAGTCTGCCAATCCGGTTGCAAAGTCACCAACTCCTTCAACAAGAGGCTCAACAACAGGTATCATTTGCTGCATAGCTATGTTTAGCTTCTCTTGGAACTTTGCCATGTCTTTTGCTCTCTTAGCAGCCGAAGCATAATCAGCAGAAGTTTTACCAACTTCGCCGGATAAATCATTCATGTTACCAGACATCATCATTGCTAGTTCTGAAACGTCGCTCAATCCAGCAGATTCAGTAAAGAACTTACGCTGATAGTAAGACATCTCATCAAAAGTTAATCCAGTATCAAGAATAGAATCCCTAATCATGTTGAAGCGCTCTACTGGATCGGTGGCGGTCATAAGCTCCATGGCATTTACAAAGTTTCCGCCTAAAGCAGCGTTAAGTTTACCTGCTTGTGTTGCCGCACCTTCAAATGTATCAAACTTCTCAACCATACCAAGTATTTTGCCTATCTCAAGACCTGTAGCCTTTGAAGCTACCGCCAATTGTTTAAATGCTTGTACACCATTCGAGCCAAGTTTTGCTAATTGACCGCCAGCGGCGCCAAAATCTTTTGCTAATTGACCGGGATCGATTCCTAAGTCCTTTCCTAAAGCAGCGAGCACAAGTGTTGTATCACTTGCTGCCGTTCCTGTTTGACCCATTGCTTTTGTAAGCAGTTGTAAGTTGGCGGCGGTGGCACCAGAGTCTACACCCAGTTTCTCAAGAACACCAGTTTGCTTTATTATGGTAGTTCTGGCTGCATCGCTTTCCATTGTAAAATTGGAAAACTTTGTTGTCAAATTTCCAAAAGTTTTTCCAAGTTCTTCAGCAGTCTGCCCAACTTTACGAGTTTCTTTGAAAGCATTGGTCATAGATTTGGTAAGCTCTTTATTACCACCTGTGAGTTTTGCTGCTTGGTTTTGTGAATCGCCGAGAGCTACGGCAGTTTCTGCTGCGCCTTTAGCCATTTTTCCAAACAAGAGCGCAACGCCACCAAGAACAGCTACAAGGGCAGTGCCACCAAGGACAAACTTGCCCATATTGCCAGTTAAAATCCTAATTGCGCCGCCCGAGGTTTGTCCCGCCCCTTTTAATGCTACAAATTCTTTTTGTACTTTTCCAAAGTTTGTTGCGGCACCCTTCACATCTCCTGAGAGGAGAGAGCCCATCATCGATTTTATACCTTCAGAGGCTTCGTCGGCTTCTTCGCCGGATCTGTCAAGTAGTCTGACTTGTTTTTCGATCGTTTCGTTTACTTTCTTTTGTTTTTTAATGTTTTCATCTAAGCTATCAAGCTGGGCTTCTGTAGTACCAGCAGTTTTTTCTGCAAGCTTTCTTTCTGCCTCTAATTGTTTTAGTCTAGCTTTAGTCGCTATTGATCTTTTCTTAAAACTATCTTCATCAGCATCAGCATTCGCTTTTGCTGCGGTGGCTCTATCTTTGAGAGTTTCAATTTCCTCTTGAAGTTCGGCGTTGGCTTCTTTTCTTTTCTGATTTACCTCTTCTATCTCTTGTTGTATTGATCTCAATTCTCTTAATTGTTCGGCTCGTCCTATTCTCGCTTGATCACTTAAGCGTTCCTGTAAATCAATTTGTTGCTGTATTTGGTCTAATCTGTTTAAATTTGCTTCAGTAGTATCTCCAGATTCATTTAAATCTCTTTCCTCTCGCTTAAGTCGATTAATTTCAGAACGAAATTCTGATTCAGTTTTAAGATTGTCAACATGTTCCTTCTGTAATCGCAGTTCTTCTTTAAGTAATTCTAATTCTGCCTTAGTTGGATATGAAGATGGGGGTGCCATGCAATAGTCCTCGCTTACCTAATAAATAGGTAACAAGCAAAAAAGACGGGCAAGCGCCCGTCTTATCAGAACTTCATATTTGAAGGTATTTTTGGTTGATTTGCTGATGTCAGAGTTTGGCTTTTGCTTCCACCACGACTGGCTTCTTCGATAGCTTCTTTTTCATCTTGTAGCTGTTTTATCAGCCGCTCAACAAACCACTTTCTAAGCCCTATAGGCAGGCTGTAAGCTTCAGTAAAACTCCAGCCACCTGAATACTTTAAGAAGAAAAACTGCTCATAAATGTCTTCTATGTATTCACTGGTCAGGCCAAAAAAATTCCGCTGTAATCGGAACCTCCAATTCCTGCTCATGAGAGCAACTGCTACAGGAAAAATTATAATTAAGTTCTATGTTAGGGTTGACTGCTTTATATGCAGCGCGGATAAGTCTTGCGTCTATCATTGGTAAATTTTCAACAAGAGAGTGAATTGTGGCTTGTGCTGCATCTCCGTTTACAGAATGAATAATTCTGTAAAGCTGTCGAGTTACAAACTTCTCGCCTGTTTTTGCTTTTTTTACTAAAGCATTTTCATCAGCACCATTCATAAGGCGGAATTGCACGTTTACATTTTGTAATCTGTGTAGTTCAACACTAAAAATGCCGTCGCCGTTATGTGTGACTCCCACATCAGTAAAGTCGTCAGCGTGATTAATCTCTGCTGAGTTCAAATTAAATACCCTTTGTGACTTTTCAGCACAAGCAGGACAATTTAGTGTGACATTGTAGTCTGAGCCATATCCTGATACTCTTGCCGCAATAATAATCGCATTACGATCACCTACGAGTAGAGATTTTGGATTGATGCTTTTGTTTACAATAATATTTTCAACAACTTTATCAAGAGCGATGCCTTTTTTCAGTAAAGTGGCTGATGTAAGTATATCCTCTTCCTTTGCTGTCATTTGGCGAATCTCAATTGTTTCTTCGCCATGTAATGGATGTCCCTCTGGATAGTAACGACCTAGGGACGGAAGGTCTACAAACTCAGTGGGTACAACGAAAGACAGCCCGCCCCCAGAGGGGGGAGGGCTTGTATCTTTTTGTTGAACTCCACCAAGCCGATCTTGGTTTCTTGACAATTTACACCTCGCGTTTAGTTATTGTCTAAATTATACGTTAAAGAACTCTCGACCGCCGCTTGTGACTGCCTTGGACTCATTAGTAGTTTCCACTCTCGCCCAGTCATAACGAAGGGTAATAGAAATTTCAGTAAGATCAGCGTTACCGTAGTCGAGTGTGTCACCATATTTGATATCTTCAATGAATGGATTCCAAAGGGTCCAAGTCTCTAGTGGTTTGCCGTCTGAATCAATCTGAGTGATAGTGACAGCACCGAGAGCAGAAGCAGCTTTTGCTTTTGACATGGTACCAAGAGATGTAGTATCAGTCGGGGGAGCATAGCCGCCCTGACTGATAATATCAGAAAAGGTGGCTGCCATATCTGGGTCAACAGGGTCAACCATAGTGATAGAGATTGGGTTCCAAGTGACGCCACCTGGGTAATAGAAAGTATGGTTAAGATACTTGTGCTCCGCATTAGCAATAGCAAAAGAGGGTTTTTGAGCAGTCTTCGCGTACCAAGCTACGGCACCGCCGGGAGTGGCGGCGATTCCGCCGAACTCTATGATAAATCTAAAATTACGCTTTGGATCTTTTTTGTTTTGATTGTCACCAAAGTTTTCTGACCAAAATGGCATTTGTTGGGTTCTCCTGTGTTTCAGTAATAAGTAGTAGGTGGGGGCAAAAGCCCCCGGTTATCAGTCGTCAAATGATGCGCCGGTAGAAGCAACGATGAAGTCGATAGCGATGTACTCGATTGCTCTTGCAGGCTTAATCATAATCTTAGCGTAAACAACATTCTGGTCGATAAGGTCAGGAGTTGTGGTGCTCTCGTCTAGAATGAGACGGTAATCAGTGATACCGAACTGAGTCTTGACGTTAGCAAGGAATGGTTCAATGAGTCCCTTGAAGCGGTTCCAAGTTGCCTGGACATTCTGTTCGAATAGAACTTGTGTGGAAAGGATGGAAATCTGCTTCTTAAGGAAGATAACCAAACGACGTACATTGATTCTATCAAGTGCAGAAGGCTTCTCTTGCAGGGTCTTCTGTCCGAAGACTACGATACCGGTGCTCGGGAAGCTGGCGATCGGGTTGATTCGTGCTTCGTAAAGGACATCGCGCTCCTTAGAGGTTAGTCTGCGAGAGACGCTGGTGACAGAAATACCTGCTGCGCCATCGGAAAGACCGCCTCTGTTAAAGCCTGCGGGGGCAAACCAAATCTGCGATGTTCTTTCGGAGCTTGCGAGAACACCCATCATTGCAACGGTGGGCGGAACCCAAAGAGCCTGACCGGTACCTTCGTCTACAGTCTGAACCCAGGGGTAGAATGTGGCACCATATGATGAATCAATTTGGCGCTGACGCAAATCATTTGCAGCCTGTGAAGGATTCTTAGTTTGCCTATCTTTGATATCTGCGTAATATCTTTCATGAGATGGAAGGTAAACTCCCGGCAGATCAATTAGTGCCAGTGCATCTGCACGGTTTTCGCAAACATTGACCATTTGGGTTGTTAAGCCTTCTTTGGTTAAGCCAGGAACGGACAAGATATTCATGTCTACAAACTCTGGATCTGCAACAGTGTCTATTGCTCTCTTATATGTATTAAATATATAACTTGTCTTGTCAGTGACAGTCGAACTCATGCCCTCATTGAAAAGTGGATCTGGCTTTGTGATATCAAGCCCATCAAATCCACCCCAGAGCGGCATTGTGAATTTATCGAATCCAGCATCAATTACATCTTGATAGGAGCCAGCAGCAGATTTACTACTACCATCGGCACGAGAGCCACTAGAGTAAAATGCGCCGGACAAGGCGGTAACAACAAGGTCATCTAAAGTAAAGATGTAAGATTGTTCAACCGCACCCGCGCCGCTACCCCAGTTTCCAACTGCGTTTATCCATCTTCTATGGTAATCCATGACTGAAGCATCTCCACGAGAGCTTCCAAGAGTTCTAGTGGTTTGCATACCAAAATATGCATCGGTCTGATCTGACAATCCGCCATCAGAGGCAGAATGACGGAGGCGAACTACAGGCCACTTAAGTGATCCAGTAAATTGTCCGGTTGCTCCAGAGAGGAAACCATCAGCGCCAGCACCGAAGTTACCTACTGTGTTAATGTAGTTTCCATCGACTGCGACATCACTCGCTGATCCACTCCAGTTTGTAATTTCGGAGAAGTTTGGAGGACCGTAATATCCAAAAGGAACTAACGAATTAGCAGACTGGATATTGCCCTCTTTGATCTCGCTTACATATAGGAACTTAGACTGATTTGGGTACTCACCATACAATCTTAATCTTCTTTCGGTCTCCGACCATTCGTAGTATTGTGTTCCAATTGCTCTAGCGACATAATTTGGAGATCTTGGATCGAGTGTGAGGTTATCAAAACGCTCAAGAATCACTGGATTGGCATCTGTGTCAGTTAGTGAACGAAGCACAACCGAGAAAGAACCAAAGTCACTAGTTTGCGTATTAGAGTATCTAATTTTTTCAATTGAAATCTTTATGTTCTTGCTAAGCCACTCGCCATGACCTCTTCCCTTTAGCTTGAAGAGCTTGCGAGCCCTGGTTTCAGGAACCCAGTCTGCGGCTGCGCCGATATCTTGTCCAATAACCCAACCAGACTCAGCTTCTTGGGTTCCAAGTCTCATCGAGTTTGGACCACTTGAGCCTTTTCTAATCGGCAATATGACGCCCAACATAGTCTGAGAGGAGATACTCGTACCGCTACTTCCGGTTATAGAGCCAACACCGGCTTGTGCTTCTCTAGTTTCCTGTTCGAAGGTTTCGCCAAGCCAGTAGTTTCTTTCAAGTGAAGAATCATAGAAATCACCGCCAGCTACAAGCTGCGGGTTTGTATTGAAAACTTTACGAATGAATCTCTGATCTGTATCATCAAAATTGAAATCAAACTTTTCATCGCCGGTAGCAGATGTATCAGAGTCGGACTTAGAGCCCTTGACTACAGCAGTGAACAAACCAGTTGCATCTGACTGTATGACCATTCCGATTCCTTCTGCCTTTGCAGTGCTTTGAGCAAGACTTCCAGAAAGTCTTATGGAACAATCTTCATCTAAGTACCAAACAGCACTAAGGATTGCAGAACCAAGATCATCTTGTGGCTCCCCACCAGATCCTGTAGGTGACAAACTGCTTGATGGGAAGACCCAAAGTCCGTAAGCTCCACCATTGTCTGTTAGTAAACCAGCACCCGCCACAGCAGAACCAGTTAATCCACGAGCGTTAGTGTATGAAGCTGTAAATACGCTTAGATTTCCGTACTCTCTCCTAAAATCTTTTGCTGTTACGGTAACAGCTAATGAGCCTGACACAACATCGTAATTTGCGAACCCAGTGCTGCCTTGTAGAATTGTTGTTATAGCATCTGTTTGGGCAGCAGCAGTGGTATCTGCGTCTATTCTTATCAGTGCTCTGTTGTTAGAGCCAAAAGAGCTACTAGCCACTCCGCTGCTTGCAAAATCTATTGCAAAACCTGTGCCGTCAGTTCCATCAGCAAGGGCAGATGCGGTGATAATCAATACTTCACCTGTTGCAACACCACTTCCAGCGGTATTTCCAGTCGATAGGGTCAAGCTTGGGATAGTTTGTGCATTTGGGTTGTTTGTAGTTTGCCAACCGGCTTCACCACCAGATGATTTGTTTTCGTTCTCAACACCAAGAAGGCGAATGAAGGTTACAGGAGCAACTGAAGCATTAAGAAATGCTTTTGCGGCGTAAGTTCCATACATCGGTGACTGATAATTGCCATCACGATAAATATCGCCGCCAGCACCACCCGGCACAGTATCTCCATACATTGTAACAAAGTCAGAATATGAATCTAACTTTACGGGCTGCATCGCAAGACCACGGGTCGAGCGTCCAATAACCACGGGACCAATTGCTTCTGGTCTACGGGGGCGGAATGAGTTATCAATTTCATTGATAAACACTCCAGGCGATACAAATTTAAAACTTTTTACGGGCATGAATTAATCCTCACTTTATAAAATAATGCTATATAGCATGTTCAATCACAATGTAAATAGTAGCACTTAAACCAAAGAGACTTCAGGAAGTGTTCAGTCAAGAAAAAACTTATCGTTTCCGGCTGGAACAACTGTCTCTCTTGGAAACGCTATTTCTACTATGCTTTCTTCTCTAGTAACAATAGGTCTGTCATCGCTATTGCCTTCGCCTATAAGATAACCCAAGACCTTGATGGCTATCTCGCTGGTGAACTGCCTTTCGTCTTCTCCAAGATTTGCAACATTATTGCTTTGATTAAACCCTTGGTCAATAAACGCTTCGTAAAGATGTCCATTTCTCCGCATAACAAAAGAATTTATTTGTCCTGTTCTCGTCATGAATGGTTGTGTCAAGTCGTTCATTTGCTGCTGATATTCAGTCTTTACAATAATTTTGTAGTCGAGGTTAACATAGATAGGAATAGGAATCGAAAGCGTTTCAATGACAACCTTCTTGTTTACTCTTGGGAAGTACTTTTGTCTTGTGGCGTCGCTGTTGGTGCGCGTGTTTCCAACGACAGCAAAGTTCCTTGTCTTATCTTGTTTTATACGTTTGGCTATTATCATGCGCCCAGTTCTACCATCTCTCTTGTCTGAATACAGGTGAGCCTGGAACGAACCCTTTTGTGCAGGGTCTTTAATGATGCCTGTGCGCTCAATTGACACCACAGGGAGTGTTATAACTCCACCGCCATCGTCTACGGGGTGTCTTAAGTCATGATTGTTCTTGATTTGAAATGCTCTTTCTGGCGTCTGCCATAGAACGGGCACCCTCTTGTTACCCTCGTTAGTTATCGTTGAGAGATCAAGGTCCTCTTTTAGCCAAGACACCATCGCGTAATCAATATCCTCAATGCGAGAAGCAAGCATACCTATCTCTTCAAGAGAAAAGTTGTTTTTGTCATCTGGTAGTTGTGCGAAATCAAAGTTTTTAGGTAGCATCGAATAGTCCCTTGCGTGCTCTCTTACATAGAGCAGAAATTTCAAACTTTTGGTCTACTTGTCCAAATAACCTTCTTGAAGATGATAGTTTTATGATCTCGTAGTATCTCTCACCGTAAAGAATGAAGTCACCTTCGCGGACAAAAAGGTTTTGATCGTCTGCTAACCTGCGTTTGTGAAAGTGAACAGTGATCTGTGATGTTCCATCAATACCAACTGAATCAAGGTAAGATGAACTTTCGTCGTCAAACATAACGAGAGCATACACTCTAATCGGTGGTAGATAAGTTTTTTCTATAGCCTCGCCATAAAGCTCATGAAAGTTTGTTGTTTCCATATCTATAGGATAGTATAGAACCTGTTGCCCAATGACCTTTTCAATAAGCTCATCATTGACTTGCTTTACAAGATTACGCTCCTTTTCACCAAGAAAGAGTGGTGGAGGCGGTGCATCTGGTCTTGACCATTCGTTATCTGACATTCAATTATCCTACGAAGATTGGCAGTGGTGTGCGACGCAGAGTTTCTTCTGCTGCTACTACCTTCTCTTGATCTTTCTTTGCCAATTCTGTGTATTCTATTTCTTTCAGCATATCGTTAAGACCTTGGCGAAGATCATCTTTTTCTTTTTGTGCCTCGGAAAGAAGCGAAGAGTAATTTAGAGTAACAGATTCACCAGGGATCGGCACAGTCTGGAACTTGCCACGAATTTGTCCGAGCATCTCTTTACATACGGCGAGGGCATAGTTGCGGATCCACTGTTTACCCATCGAGTTGATGTTGATATATGGAATATTGTCAAATGGTAGCGTGTTGATGTTATTGACACCAAGTACTCCAGTGTTTGTATCTCCATCTTCGCCCCAAGAGTTATCAGCTATTCTAAAACGGAACCAAACCCTATCAAGATATCCTGAAAAAGAATCTCCACCGCGTGGCTTGGGATACAGTCTCAATCTATTATTCAAAATTTCAAATGAATAGTGGGAAACTCTTGTGTAAAGAGAGTCTTCATACATTATAGCTTGCAATTTGTTCTGCCAAGTTGGGATAACTTCAAACGTAGAATCATCAGAATATTGACCGTATGTAGACATGTTTCCAACCACACCCATACCGCCATAGTACCCATAGAAGCGCCACATAGCCACAGGCGAGCGATAAAAAACTTTATCTATGATGATGCGAGAATCACTAATTTTACCAGCATACGGCACTGCGGCACCCACGTCATCAACACCAGATGTTGAGGCTGCCTCAACTATTGCTTGCAGATCGTAATCTTGTTGATCCTCGACAGTCGTGAAAGATGCAGAGTAAATACGAGTTGTTCCGCCCACACCAGCCATAGTGGAAACGCCATCTCCAATCTTGTTGGCATAAGATAGGGTCACCCTTGGGTATTGCAAACTTGCGCTCGCGGGACCACTAACAATCTCGCCTTTGTGATCAAAAGTGCCTGTAAGTTTACCAAGCGTGTCTGAAAGAACATTCTTTCCTTGATGCATATTAACAATGTATGAATATTCTAATACTGCCTCTTCATATGCAGCATACACATTGTCATTAGTAAGCTCGATATCTACAACATCACCACCAAGCTTCTTAAATACATAATTTACTTGTCTTGCGGCGCCGGTCACAAACTCCGCTGAGTCTGTGTACATTCCAAAAGGTACTGCGGAGGCTACATCATCCGTGGATCCTGTCGAAGAAAGAATTATAGCGCTAGTTTGAGATACGGGTTGTAGATTTGTGGGCATTCATGGAGCCTCCTGTTCGTAGTAAA